GGCCTGTGGCGTGCATCGGTATCGACGTGGGAGCCGTATGGCGATGACCAGATTCGCATTCTGTCAAAAACAGTATTCGTAGACACGCAGGAAGACGCGAAGAAGTTCGCCGCTGAGTGCCAGCCATGACCCACGCGCAGACCACTCTTTCCAAACTGCTGATAGGGGAACTCAACTGATGATCCCGCACATCCTCACAGCCATGACCCTCAGCGCAATGGTCATCCTCTGCGCGCTCCCCTTTGTTGGCATCATCGCCCTCATCAAGCGGAGAAAGCGCTCATGACCACAGCCCTCATCATCCTCGCCATATGCTGCATCCCCCTCGGTATTGTGGCACTCTTCGCATACGATCGCCGCAACTCGCACCGGGTCGCAAAGGACATGGCCCGGAAGTTCGGCGCAAACGTTACCCCTGTGAACAGCCCTGAAGGACAACGCATCATCAAGGGAGTCGACCTTGGCTGACACAAGCTACGGAACCCTATGGGCAATCATCGGACCCGCAGGCGAAGTCTTTCTCCAGACCATCGCCACAAGACGCAAGGATTCCATCGCCCTGCACGCAGACCAGTACGTCCTTCCCAAAGAGGATGCCGGCCAGTTCTGGAAGGAAGAACAAGAGCGCGGATGCTCCGCACGCAAGATTGAACTGAAGGTATTGTGATGGCTGACATACTCAAAGCGCTCGATGAAGCGGACATCCCTGCTGAAGACCGCTCCGGCACAGTGCGCATCACCCCGAAGGCCTATAACCACCTTGCTGAGTTCATGGGATGGCCAAAGGTCCGCAGACATTACCGTGACGAACTCAAGGACTACATGGAGGGGAAGGGAAAGTGACTAAGGGAAACGCGCTAGAACAGCTGATAACACGCAATCCACTCGAACGGATGCCTGCGGACATGCGCCCAGTGTACGAGCGACTGGTTAAGGCGGGCAGGGTCAGCCCGTGGACAGAAGCGGACACAGCCCTGCCCCTGAGGGAGCGAAGCATTAGGAATATCGAGTTCATGGAGCAGATGATTGCGGCGCTGGAGGAAGCGGATGACTAACCTCACCCCAAAGCAGCAGCGCTTCGCAGAGGAATACCTGGTCGACTTCAACGCAACCAAGGCTGCGCAGCGCGCCGGGTACAGCGAAAAGACCGCATACTCTCAAGGACAACGTTTGTTGAAGAATGTTGAGATTTGCGAATTTATCGAAAACGCACGGGCTGAAACCTCCGAGAAGCTGGAAATCACACGTGAGCGCCTCATGGAAATGTCCATAACCGTTTATGATGCAGCCATCGCTGACAACCAGCTGGGCGCTGCGAACGGCGCCATCAAAGAGCTTGGCATCCTGTCCGGTGAGCGTGTGGAGAAGCAAGAGCAGACCGTCATTACCCACGAAGAACGCCTTGCCGCTGCACGGGAGAGGGTAAATGCCGCTCGACAGCGCCCAACAATTAACTGACGACGAGTATGACGCCATCCTGATGGATGATGAGTTGTATTTCGAGTCCTGCTTGATGATCCGCACGAAAAGCGATGGCCTCAAGCCGCTCAAACTGAACTCATCCCAGCGATACGCGCACGAACGCATTGAACAGCAACGCCAAGAGACGGGCCGTGTCCGATGTCTTGTCCTGAAGGGGCGCCAGCAAGGCATCTCCACCTATGTCGGGGGCCGGTATTACAAGAAGGTCTCCACGTCGAATGGCGTGCTGGCCTACATCGTGACGCACGAAGACGCCGCAACGCAGAACCTGTTCGGCATGACGCGCCGGTATCACGAGAACAACCTGCCTGACTTCAAGCCTGAAACCGGCATTGCCAACGCCAATGAGCTGAAGTTCTCCAAGCTGGATAGCGGGTACAAGATCGCAACCGCAGGCGCACGGACTGCCGGCCGCTCATCCACGATCCAGTTTCTTCATGCATCCGAGTTCGATTTCTGGCCAGATTCCAGCGCGGCTGAGGTGTGGAAGGGTCTGGCCGAGGCTGTGCCTGATGAGGATGGCACGGAAGTCATCATTGAAAGCACGGCGGACAAACCAGGCGGACGGTTTCACCGCGCATGGAAAGCAGCGAAGAATGGCGAGTCCGGATACATGGCGCTGTTCATTCCGTGGTTCGTGCACGAGGAATATCGCAAGCAGCCGCCTGAAGGCTGGGAGCCGCCTGACAAGTTCTACGAATACATGCTGATGCATGGTCTCGATGAAGACCAGGTCTACTGGGCATGGGACAAGAACCGCGCAATGGCCATGCTGGACGGGCTGGGATCAGACGAGTTCTGCACGGGGTTCAAGCGCGAGTATCCGGCCACCGATGATGAGGCGTTCGAGGAGGCTGGCGACGAATTGCGCCGCGCAATCCCTCTCAGCTGGATCAGGGCGGCTCAGGCCAGATGGCAGGAAAATCACCGCACGCCGCTTGGCTACATGACCTCGCTCGGCGTTGACGTTGCTCAAGGCGGAGGAGACAACACGGTTCTCTCGCCGCTCCACACTTTGCGCTTCGCGCCCCTGACGGTCGTGAAAGGGATCGACACGAAGGATGGTCCTGATGTTGCGTCTCGTGTCGTGTCTGTGGTCAGGGATGATGCTGTGATAGCTGTTGACCTTGGAGGCGGCTGGGGCGGTAGTACGCTCACGCACCTCAAGACGCACCTGAAGCTTCCCTCTGCCGGTATCAATCCTTCCACAAAAGCGACCGCCCGATCAGCCTGCGGGCGCTATGGGTTCAAGAACCGCAGGGCGGAACTATTCTGGAGATTGCGGGAGGCTCTCAATCCTGCGACTGGCCAGAATATCGAACTGCCACCAGATGAAGACATGGCGCAGGATCTCGCGGCTCCTGAGTTCGAGGTGACGCTTCAGGGCATTCAGATTGAAAGCAAGGATGACATCAAGCGCCGCCTTGGTCGATCACCCGACAGGGGCGACGCCGTCCTGCTCGCATGGGCTGGTGGCTCAGGCGCCGTCAAGAAGATCGCCCGCATGGAAGCGGATCGCGCTCGCAAGGAGGCTGGACTGGGTCCGGCACGCAGGGTCAACCGCCCTCATGCCAATGTACGCCGGTAATACGGAGTGCAGACATGGGTGGCATCACACGCGCCATAGGCAGGCTGTTCGGAGCCCCGAAGGCCCCTAAGACCACAACCGTCCTTGAAACGGCTGACGAGGAAGAGAAGGCCGTCCTTCCTGTTGAGGATGACGAGAACATCCGCAAGGCCCAGATCGAGCGCGAGAAAGAGGCGCGCGGTCGCAAGGGCAGGTCATACACAAGGGAGCCTGGTCGCTCTCTCGGCTCTCTCCCCACGACGCTGGGGTAGGCATTGGCACATCTCACACTCACCACAGCTGCGGGCCTCGATGAGCGCGTAACGTCTCGGCGCAAGCGCATGACGCGCACCTTCGCCAAGTATGACAATTATCGCCTCTACTGCCAGATGCTCGCAGAGTTCTTCTGGCCAGAGCGCGCCAACTTCACAGAAGACAGGACGCCCGGCGTTGATATGCAGGACGGGCTCTATACGGGCACACCGCAGGTCATGCGCCGGGATTTCGGCAACCGCGTCGGCACGGTGCTTCGCCCTCCGAAAGACGAGTGGTTCCGCGCTGTCGCCCGCCCCGAAGAGATGATGGGTGAGGATGCTGTTCGCTACTGGTGCGACATCGTCTCCCGCCAGCAAAGGCGCATCATCTACAAGCAGGGTTCCCAGTTCTCCCGCGCTATGGCGATCGGGGATCAGGACTATGTGACATTTGGCAATGCGGTCACATGGTGCTCCGAGAACCGCGACAATAGCGGGCTCCTGTTCCGCAACGTGCATCTTCGCGACTGCGCATGGGTCGAGAACGAGGAGGGCGTTGTCGATGAGATGTACGAGAAGATCAAGATGCCGCTTGACCAGGTGGCGCGCCTGTTCGGACCTGACAAGCTGCCACGCGAATGGAAGCGCCGGTTCGACAAGGATGATGGCAAGCTGGATGAGGTGATCGTCGCCCGCGCCGTGTTCCCGATCGTCAAGGAAGACTATGCTGGCGGACGCAAGCCGCCTGCCATGATGAAGTTCTGCGTGTTGTACTTTGCGTGGGACCAGATGAAGTCCGGGGAATCGGGCGCGCTGGGTGAGAGCTACTGCCGGGTATTCCCATACAATGTGCGCCGCTGGATGCCGCTAGGCGAACCATTTGGCCGGAGCCTCTGCACAAGTGTTGCACTGGCTGATGCGCGCACGCTGAATGTGTCCGAGATGGCAACCCTGAAAGCCATCGAGATGGTGGGCGATCCTCCCAAATGGGCAGAGGATGAAGCCGTGATTGGTGAGGTCGACCTGGTTCCGGGTGGTGTCACGTTTGTCGACACAACTGGAATGGGTCCGAACTCCCGCGCGCCACTGGGTGTGATCGAGGGCGGAGACCCGCGCTATGTCATGGAGTTCAACAACCGCAAGCGGGCTGATCTCGCCATCCAGTTCTTCGAGACGCTGTGGAAGTTCCCTGAGCGTGAGATGACCGCGTTCGAGACGGGAGAGCGTCTCAACATGATGGTGCAGGATGCCACGCCTGTATTCGAGCCGATGGAGGCAGACAATACCCAGCTGATGGACATCGTGTTTGCGAAGTCATCCCAGCATGGCGCATTCCCCCCTCCGCCCGACCGCCTGATCGAAGAGGGTGGCGCAGAATGGGAGTTCGAGACACCTGTCACGACGGGGCGACGCCGGGCACTTGCCTACAAGGCGAAGGACATCATCGTCGCAGTTGGTGAGGCCCGCCAGAGCATTCCGACCTTTGGGGACCACCTCGATACGGATGAGCTTGAGCGCGAAATGATTGCCGGGCTCGGTCCTGAAAACTGGGTGCTTCCGCGTGAGGTTGTTGCCGAGAAGCGTGGCCAGCGTGCGCAAGCCGAGAAGCAGGCGCGCATGGAGGAAGACATGCTTGAGACCGCGAAGATCGGGGCCTCTGCACGCCCTGAGAACCTGAAAGCCCTAGAAGAAGCACTCAACCAAGGAGAAAGCTGATGGCAGACCTGAGTGACAAGATCGTAAATGGTGTTTCCAAGGTGACCGGATGGTCTGTGGATTTCACCTCTGACCTCGGCGGTACGATCGGCTTGTCGATCATCGCATATTACGCGGCTGAGAACATTCCGCTGGTGAGCGCGGTTCCGCTGTCCGGTACGATTGCTGCCTGTATTGCGGCGGCGCTTTACTGGAAGCGTGCGCGTCGAGATAACTGATGAGCCGCTATTTCACCAAGCCAGCAGCACGCGGCGTCGACTCCACCGTCTGCTACGACGACTTTGCGCCCCTTCCTGCGTTTACTGTTCATGAGGATGAGCGGGAGACGTGGACGGGTCTGCTGGATGCGGATGGGCGAGAAATACACCGCTCAGAGCGCGTCCGAATGGGGTTCATTGTCAGGAGTGCCGACTGATGCCGCTCCCCCTCTCTCCTGACCCGAAGCAAGACCTGTCTCCCGGCGTGGCAGAAGCCCTCCGCGCATGGGGCAGGTTGGAGATGACTCCGGGTCAGCAGGCTGAGGTTCTGCGCTGGATCGTGAACGATCTGTGCGAGTGCCTGACCATCATTCCACCGGGCCTGAACGACAACCAGAGTGGCTACACCGCAGGCCAACGCAGGGTGGGTATTGTTCTTTCAACGCTGACAGGACGGCCAATTCGGCTGTCGACACCAGAGGGCAAGGAATGACTGACGACACCACTGTTCTGGACAAGACCGACGACGCTGTTGTGGAAGACACCAAGACCACAGAGGATGTGGTTGTTGAGGACAAGTCTGCCGACACGGCTGAGGCAACCGATACCACGGATGACAAATCCACGGACACGGACTCTGCATGGTACGAAAGCGCAGCGCGCGGCGATGAGAAGCGCGCCGAGCGCCTGAAGCGGTTCACTGATCCGGGCGCCCTGTTCGATTCCTACACCGAGCTTGAGAAGCAACTCTCTGACCAGAAGCGTGTTCGCATCCCGGATGACGATGCTAAGCCTGAAGACCTCGAAGTCTGGAAGCGCATGGCGGGTATTCCGGAAACTGCGGACGGCTACAAGATCGACGTCAAGCTGCCTGAAGGCGAGTCCTTCGATGACAGCGACAAGGAACTGCTCGACACCTACACCCAGAAGCTTCACGAATCCGGCGGCCTGATGGCTCACCCGAAAGTGGTGGCCGGCCTTCACCAGATCTATGCAGACATGCGCGCTGATGCGGCAGCTCAGCTGATGGCCAATGCCAAGGCGAAGCATGAAGAGACGCAAGCCACGCTCGACAAGGAGTGGGGCGCCGAGAAGGAGCGCAATATCGGTTTCGCCAATTCCACGCTCCAGCGCTATGGCGGCGAAGGCACCAAGGAATTGCTCAAGACCCCGATGGCGGACGGCACGCTGCTTGGCGATCATCCCCCTCTGGTCCGGATGCTGGCGCAGATCGGCCGCGAAGTCGGAGACGATCCAATCTTCACAGAAGCCGCCTCCAAGGGCGACCCGATCGAGACGCTGGAAGCGCGGAAGGACAAGATTCTCGCGCTCCGCCGTGAGGGCAAACACAAGGAATACGACGCGAAGGCGGAAGACCTTGCTCGCATCAACGCCGCCCTGAAGCGGCACGGCAAGAGCTGAGGCGTCAACAAGTCATGACCAGGCATGTTTCGTGGCGACGGGGCGTGTGAGGTCAGCGGGCAACCCGGCAACGGCCCCGTTTTCATTGAAGGCAGTGAAGGCCCCGCAAGGGCAACCCTGACCCGCCCGACCAAGTCGCCGCATTGTTCAACCCGATTAGGGAGATAGGCACATGCCTACAAACAACACCGAATCCACGATGCGGATTGATTATTCCGATGAGTGGCACCAAGACTTCGAGCGATCCAGCACGATCCTCAAGCAAGCCGTTAGCAGCTCTGGCATTGTCAAAGCCAAGACGGTGACTTTCGACGTGGCGGACACCACGGGCCGAGCCAAGACGCGCCAGCGTGATGGTGAGCTGCCTTATGGCCGTCCGGACACCAATCAGGTCTCCAAGGACCTTGAGGAGCATTTCGAGCCCTATATCATTGATGACTGGGACGTGTTCCGCAACAACAGCCAGCTTCGCAAGCTCTACATGGAGAAGGCGATGGCGGTGATCAATCGGGAGCGTGATGCTCAGATCATCGAGGAGCTGGATACCACAACCACCGAGCTTTCGGCTTCTGCGTCGGACTTCACGGCACTGGCAACATTCCAGGCCGCGACGAACGCGCTTTATGTCAATGACATCCCTTCGGATGACGGCAAGCTCTGGGGTGTTGTGACGCCAACGGCTTACAACCGCATGATGACCATCGATGAGTTCTCGTCTGCTGACTATGTCGACGTGAAACCCTTTGTCGAGGGCGCTCCTGCTGTTGGCCGTGCCAAGCACTGGAATGGTGTGAACTGGCTTCGCCATACGGGCCTGACCGGGTTCGGAACGGCGCTGGCTCAGTGCTACCTGTTCCACAGCTCGGCTGTTGGCCACAAGGATGATGGCGAGCCGACCTTCAAGGCGGGTGAAGACGAGAAGCACAACCAGCACTGGTGCTGGGCGCGCACACGTCACTGCGCCAAGGTCATCCTTCCGCGTGGTGTGATCCGTATCCACCACAATGACACCGCAGCGTTCGCATAAGGAGAGATGACATGACTGCAACTCCAACGCCATTTCACAGTGGCCGCCTTCCAACGGACATTCCTCCGCAGGTAGGCGATCTCGCAGCAAGCGTCTTCTTTGACGACTTCTATGGCTTCACTGCGGCTGACTGGACGATCACCACGTCTGAGGTGGGCACAGGTTCTGCCACCGAGGCTGTCACGCCTGGTGCGCACGGTATCCTCCTGGTCACCAACGCGGCTGGCGATGACGATCACGACTTCTTCCAGAAGGTCAGTGAGTCGTTCACGTTCGAGACCGGCAAGCGGGTCTGGTTCGGCGTTCGCTTCAAGACGAGCGATGCGACGGAATCGGACCTCGTGTTTGGTCTCCAGATCACCGATACCACGCCGCTTGCGGCAACGGACGGTGTCTGGTTCCAGAAGGACGATGGTGACACGGAAATCGACTTCCATGTCACGAAGGATTCTGTTTCGACAGACGCCTCAGCGATCGGCACGCTTGCTGACGATACGTGGATCACGCTTGGCTTCCTCTATGACGGCGCCAACGCGATCATCCCGTATGTCAACGGCGCGGCCATGACGCCATCGGTCATCACCAACATGCCGGACGATGAGGAACTTACGGTTTCCTTCGGCTTGCAGAATGGTGCGGCCGTCGCGAAGACCCTGAGCGTGGACTATGTCTACGCCGCTCAGGAACGCTAGGCGCGTATGATTATCGGGCGGGGGAATGATCCTCCGCCCGTATTCGCAAGGAGAGAGCATGACCGACCTGAACAGCAAGACCATCCCGCGTATGCCGGGCCGCGACCTGACCATTGACCGCTCTGTGGGCGATCTCTGGACCGAGTTTGCGGGCATTACCCCATCCGCGCATTCGTTTGAGGATGTGTGCCATCCGAAGTATTTCGGCGGTCATCGCACACGCCATCCGAACAAGCCCCGCGCACAGGACAATGGCCTGCGTGTTGGCGACATCATCAATTTGCGTGCGCGCAACAATCTCTGGCAGGCCCGCCTGATCGTGCGGGATGTTCCGCTCGGCAGCGATGAGGTTCTGACCGACATCCTGGAACTGGTCGAGTTCCGCGCCGAGGACATCCCTGACGGCTACGAAATCCTGCACGGCGGTGACGTGAAGGGCTGGCGCATCATGATGGGCGACGAGCAGATCGAAGCCGGGTTCGCAACAGAAGAAGCGGCCGGCAATCGCCTGAAATACCTGATGGCTGAGGATGAGGTGCGCCGCAAGATTCGTGAGGCCCCAAAGAAGGTTCTCTCAACAGCCAAGAAGAAAGCCCCCGTCAAGGAGGCCGCTACGGCGGATTAACCCTTGAGCGTCCGCACCGATGTTATCAATGACGCGCTGACAATCCTTGAGCAGTCCTTGCTGGGAAGCTCCGGCCCGGACAGCTCAACGGACCCGATTGTCGTTCGGATGCGGGAGATCTACGAGCGTCGCGCCAAGCTCATGCTCTCGATGTATCCGTGGAACTTCGCCCGAAAGGTGGAGCAGCTGGCCGCCCTTGCAGATGTGAAGGCGGGCTGGACGTATACGTTTGCCAAGCCCGTCAAGTGCGCGCGCATCATCCGCGTCGATAACCGGGCGGATATGCGCCGCAGGGGCGACATTGATTTTGAGGATCGGGGGGGTGTGCTCAGCACCAATAACGAGATCACCTTCCTCGCCTATGTCGACGGGGCGTTTGCAGACAATGATGCGGGCTCATGGCCAGAGCCCTGCAAGAACGCCCTGGCCCATGACATTGCGAACATGTGCAAGGGCAAGACCCACCTGCCAGCCAACAGGTTGGAGCAGATCGCCCGCGAGGCACGCAGGGCAATGGCCGAAGCGCGTCGATGGGATGCGCAGCAAAACAAGGTCTATGAGCCGCCGCTTTCGACATGGCAGCGCGCACGGCTGAATGGCGGATTGAGAGGAGGCCGGGATGGCTAAGCGTCGGTTCGAGTTGATTTCATTCAATGGCGGGGAGATCGGGGTTCGGTCTCTCGGTCGTATCGATCTTGCGTCCTATGCGCGTTGCGCCGAGACGATGGAGAATGTGTTCATCACGCCGCAAGGGGAATTGTCCAAGGCGCCGGGCACAGTCTATATCGGCACGGCCAAGAGCGGTGAGGAGACGGTTCTGCTGCGCTCATTCGAGTATGCTGTTGATGACAATTTGCTGATGGTCTTCTCCGACACGAATATGCAGCTGATAACGGATGATGCGTTCGTGACGATTGACGGCGCTGCCGCCACGATCGGGACATTCTCTGACCAGTCATCCGCGCCCTCTACAGGAGGCGGTGCAGCCCCGACCCCTACGACTGAAATCGAGTACAATTATGATGGCGTCTTCACGGGCGTTTATGCCTGATGGGCGTTTCGATCAGCCATCCGGACGTGGATTTTGAGACCACCTCCGCCAGTCAGGCGCGGGTACGCAGCACCATCACGACAGCAGAACCTGACGAGAAGGTTTCGTTTGCCTTCACGATTGGTCGTGGCGACTTGCTCATGCGGGTTGGCACAACAGCCGGCGCGCAAGACATCGTCGCGGATCTGCGCTGTTCGCACGGGTTCCACATTGTCAGCTTCACGCCCGGTGTCTCGACCTATTACCTGGAGTTCGGGCTTCCTGCGATTGGCAAGGCTGGACTTCGGGACTTTGAGCGTGTCGCGGCGGGGCGGTTCGAGATCGACACGCCTTGGGTGGAGAGCGAGCTTGACCTGGTTCGCCTGCAACAAAGCCTGAATGTGGTCTATGCGGCTGTCTCCACCAAGCGTCCGCGCGTGATCGAGCGCAGGGGTGACACATCATGGTCCATCCGGGACTATGACTATACCGATGGCCCGTTCAATCCACTCAATGGCAGCACATACACGCTCACACCCTCAGCCCTGACGGGCGAAGTCACGATCACGGCCAATACGGCGCTGTTCACCTCGCTGGATGTCGGGATGCTCCTGAAGCTGACCCATACCGGACAGTATGAGACGGCGAGCGCCACGGCTGTCGACACGACAACAGATGCGATACGGGTCTCCGGGCTGGATACGTCGCGCCGATTCACTTATGCGGTCACGGGCTCATTCACCGCGACAGTCGTGCTGGAGCGCTCTGTCGGCAATGAGCTGAGTTATGAAACTGTGCAGACATTCACGGGTGCAGCAAGTGGCACCTATGATGATGAACTGGACAACCAGATCATCTATTACCGGCTTCGCGTCAGCGCCTATACAAGCGGCACGGTTGGGCTTGAATTGCGCCACAGCCAAGGTGTGACGGACGGGGTTGCGCGGATTTTTTCGGTTGATGCTGATAACCAGGTGACCGCAGATGTGCTGTCTCCCTTCTCCAAAACTTCCGCCACCACGCTCTGGTATATGGGCGCATGGGCGGCACGGTTTGGCTGGCCTGCTGCGGTAGGTATGCAGGACGGCAGGCTCGCGCTTGGGCGGGGCGATAATTACTGGCTGTCAGCCGCTGATGATTTCGAGTCCCAGCTGGTGGGCGCCAATGATGCGGATGCGATTTCCCGCACGCTGACCGGGAAGATGAACTCGATCGCGTGGCTGAAAGGCGCCAAGAACCTGCTCGCTGGAACAACCGGCGCCGAGCATATCATCACGGCGGGGGAGTATTCTGAAATCCTGACCCCGTCGACGGCCTTCTCGCGCCCGGTTTCCTCACGGGGAAGCGCTCAAGCGGAAGCCTGCATGATCGACACGGCCGTGGCCTTCATCAGTCGGTCGCGCAAACGGATATACCTTGCCGTGCCTGCGGATGGCGATGGCTATCAGCTGATCGACCTGACCCGTCTTCATCCGGATATTGGTGGAGCGTCCGGGTTCAAGGAGATTGCTTTCCAGACCGAGCCGCATCCACGCCTGTGGTGTGTGCGCAATGATGGCGCGATTGCAGTGCTGTTGCTGGTTCCGGAGGAGGAGATCGTGGCATGGACGCGCTACACGTCGACCGGCGCGACGTTTGAGAGTGTTGCGGTCATTCCTGCGGGGGTTGCGGATGATGGGGTGTATTTTGTCACGCACCGCCCGGATGTGTCTGCCACCGATCGTTACATCGAGAAGCTGGCGCCGGAATCATTCACCGATCTTGAAGATGCGTGGCGCCTCCAGTGCGCTGTGGAGTATTCCGGCGCTGCCACAACCGCGCTGACAGGGCTCGATCACCTCGAAGGGGAAGAGGTCTATGTCTGGGGCAATGGTCGCCAGTCTGGCCCGTATACCGTATCGAGCGGTGCGATCACCTGTGATTACGAGGTGACCTATGCCGTTATCGGCCTGCTCTATGAGGGCAAGTACAAAGGCCCTCGCATCACATGGGGAGCTTCCGCCGGCACAGCCGTGATGCAGGAGAAGCTGATCAAGATACTCGGACTGATGCTGTACCGCACGCCGGGCGGCATGATCCGCATTGGGCAGTCCTTTGATGCGGACAAGATGACCGGACTGGAGGACCGCCAGACCGGGCTGACTTATGACAGCGCCTTGCAGGAATGGACGGAAGACAAGCGGCTCAATGTGGACGGGTTCTCTGACCCTGACGCACGCCTTCATATCTCCATGCCGGGGGCTGGTCCGGCGACTGTGCTTGGCCTGATACCGTGGACAGAAGCCAGTGACCGTTGAGGTTCTGGCACATTCGCACCTTGTCGAGTGGGGGTATCCTGTCGTTCCGGATGAGATGGTCGGGTTCGCCATGCGGGGAGATGATGGCAAGCTCTGCGCGCTCGCGGCGGTCTGCTATGTCGCCAAGCCCGCTGATCCGAAACTCCCCGGAGGGTGGTGGGCAAATTTTGACAGCAAGGGTCCGGTCTCACCACTAGCCCACCGGTATGCGATTAAGGTCAGGGACGCGCTCAGGGATGCGGGTGTTCGGGTGATCTATGCGATAGCCGATCCGGATATTCCCACAGCGCCGAAATGGCTTAGCCGCCTTGGCTTGTCGCCCTGGCATGAAGATGTGTGGAGGATTGAACTTGTCGTGGATGCTGCAAGCAGGCGGACAGCTGGCCTCGGCTGAGGGATACGAACAGCAGGCGAAGATGCAAAAAGCTGCGGCCGATGACGAGGCTGAGCAGATGGAGGAGCAGGCAGTCAGCGAGGTCGCGGTTGCGAGCTTCAACTCCGAGCGCATTCGCAAGAAATCCGAACAGATCCTGTCATCCATTCGCGCTGGGGCAGCTGCCGGGGGCGGCTCATCTGATGATGCCTCCGTCATCGCTATCGAGAAGGAGAGCGTGGCAAACGCCTCAATGGATCAGTTGCTGGAAATGGTAGGCGGCCAAGAGAGAGCCCGCATGTTGCGCAGGGATGCCAAGCAGACCCGGTACAGCGGTGAGGTCGACGCATATGGTAGCAAGATGCAGGCGTTTGGCGCAAGGCTGGGTGCGGCCACCACCGTGGTGGAGGCCGGCGAGTCTGCTGGCTGGTTTGGCGGTGGCGGTTAATCCATGCCTGACCTGACCCCATATCGCCAGCAGGCGAGAGCCCAGAACAATTTGCGCGTTGTGAGAAACGCCCGTCCAGACCCGAACACGCCCCAGCTGGGTGATTTCGTTCAGGCGGCGGGTGAGTTTGTCGGTCGCATTGAATCGGCGCGCGCAGAGCAGGAGGTGGTCGACACCGAACTGAAGGCCCGCCGTGAATATGATGCCGCCTATCGCGAACTGGAGCAGGATGGCGAGGGCAATTATGAGGAGTTTGAATCCCGCCTGATGGAGCGCTCGCGCGAAGTGCGCGGGAAAATCCTTGAAGGCGTGAAGTCCGGCGCAGCCCGAAAGGCTGTCGAGGGGCGGCTTGACCAGATCGAGACCGGATATGTGATCCGCACGCGCGACCTCCAGAGAACGCGCGCTGTCGAGGATGTGAAGGCGGGCCTGATCGCCCGCACATCCGCACTGGAGGAAACCGCCAAGGACCCTTCTGTCCCGTTTGCCATGCCGGACAATCCGAATGTGCGCTCCTATGCGGCTGAGCAGGAAGTGGTGCTGGCTGAAATCAACTCCATGCAGCGCAAGGGGTTTCTGGCCAAGGACGATGCTGAGCGTATGCGTGTCCAGATCGAGGCGCAGGGGCGCGGCGCGCAAAGCCTGCGACACACATCAACGATCGACACATTGATGGACAAGGGGCTTCACACGGAAGCGGAAGAATACTTCAAGACCCATTACGGCGAGATTTCTCCGGAGACGCGGGAGAAGATCGAGAGCGCCATTGAAGTGAAAGGCATTGAACAGCAGGCCGTTCGGCAGGCTGATGACTTCATGCTGTCGTCGGATAATGATTACGGCAAGGCGATGGAGAAGGCCCGCAAGGTCAAGGATGTCGACCTGCGCCTGAAGATCGAGTCCCGCCTGACCACGATGAAAGAGCAGGACAATCAGGCCAGCGCACTTGAGCAAAAGGACGTCAAGGAAGGCTTGCTCGATCACGTCATCGGTGGCGGCTCGCTTGCGTCTGCGCCGGCTGACCTTGTGCGCCGGGCGGATGCGTTCACACTGGACTATATCCAGCAAGAGCAGCGCCAGCGTCAGGTATGGGCGCAGCAGATGTCGACCTTGAGCGCGCAAGAGCGTGCGGCCGTTACCCAGCTGAGCGCGATCGGCAAAGACCATTTGCAGGGATTCCGCGCTCTGGAGCCTGAAGTCTACATGATGGGGCCGGAGCACTGGAAGACTGAGGCGCCGGGTATGCATGAAGCCTACCAGCTGCTGAAGCCTGAGCATCGTTCTGAAATCGTGATGGACATCCGCAAGCGTCAGGCGAGTGGCAACACGTTCGACACGACGGATGGCGTGTTCAAGGATCTGATCGCGCAAGTGCCGATGCTTGGGCCGGAGAACCGCAAGGGCAAGGACTTCGCCAAGGGCTCTGATGGCAAGGGGGCCAAGCGCACCTATTCCAAGGAAGAGGCGGCTGTTCGGGCTTCCCTGTACCAGCAGGCGCAAGAGCACGCCAAGCGGACAGGCGGGGCAGACATCACGCCACAGGAATCACGCGTCATGATTGCGCGGGCCTTCCGTGAGTTCGATCCGAAGCGGTACGAGTTCAAAGAGCCGGGCCGGTTCGTCGGGGAATTGAGCGGGGCGGTGATGACTTCGGATGCATACCTGACCACGCAAGACTTCCTGCGGGAGAAGCTGGATCGTGAGCCCACACCTGATGAGGTGCTGAAGGCCATGTCGGAACTGGAAGAATAATGGCGGACGGTGATTTCATTCTCTCTGAAGAGGATCGCGCGAAACTTCGGGAGCGTATGGGGCAGGTTGAGGATACACGCCGCGACCTGACAGACC